TGGTTATTTCGGCAGCATCAAGTCCACGCTTCTCGGCCTCTACTGATTCGATTACATCACGAATCTGCTCGGTCAAGTTTGCACGAAGCTCTTGCTGAGATTTGATGAACTCAGACATGTAGTCTCCTTATTAGTTTTACACGGATGCAGTGGCGCTGACGCTCAACTGACTCACGAGCGAGTTGACTCACATCGTTATGTAAAAGTTTACAGCTTAGGGGACAACTACTTTAGGCAAAGGGAAACCCCCAGAGTAGAAAGAGGTAAGACTCTGGGGGCGATACCCGTATCTTGGCAGCGAGTTGCTTAGCGCTTCTCTTCTGGCTTGGTTGTACGGGTTTCCTTAGTTGGTCTTTCGAAAGATGTACCGTCTTGCACTAGACCGTCAGTATCACTGTCTCTTGCGTCACTTTTAGAAGGTACTTTTGCATCTAGACCAACGATTGCTTCAGCAAACTGATCGGCAAGCCTAAAGACCACGCCTGATTCAGGGTTGCCTGCAACCGAAAGAATTGCTTTTTTGATTTCTGCTTTATTAGCCATGATTAAATCCTATCCAATAGTAGTTGAAGCTTTTTCTTTTTCAGAGCGAGTAGGTCTAAGTTACCGTTGTCTTCTACCACTTCTACCACTTCATCAGCAGGAGATAGCGAATCAATGACACGCACTAGCATGTCTTTTTCGTCACCAGTTATGTCTAGACCGTCTTCTAGCTTAGTAAGAGCACCAGCTAGTGCATCTACATCTACATTGCTACGCTCTGCGGTCTTCTCAAACTTACGAACTGAAACAGTCCCGGCAGTTGCCGTATAAGCAGGCCAAGCTACAACCGAAACCTCGTGCAACCGAACTGACTTAAGAGTTCGTTCTCCACCATCAGAAGACCAAGTATCCCCACCTTGGGGGACAGAAAAGCCAAAGCTCATTGCGTCCACATCTCCACGCCTAAGTAGCTCTGCAACATCACGACCACGTGTCGTGTTTGGTAGCATGCCGTCTACACGTAGTCCACGGTCATCCTCGGTAAGAGTTAGTGTGCCTGCTCGTGTGCTTCCTAGAATTTCGCCCGAGTCGTGATTCCACAAGAACTTGATGTCGTTGCGAGTGCGGAGTGATCTGCGAAACGCACCTCGTTGTATGCGCTCTATAAAAGGCAGAGGCTCAGAAGGGCTGTCAAATAGAGCTGCGTATCCACTAAACGACATTCCGTCATTCTCTTCACGGACTTCAAACTCAGCTACGTTAGTGCGTTGTTCTATCTTTGACAAATTAGTGCCTTTCAGCTCTTGTGTCTCTAGTTTACTATTATCAGACAATTTAGTTACTTGTTCTTACTGGCAACTGGCTTGATAGGCGCAGGCTTTGTCACAGGAGCTTGCTTGACAGCCTCCACAACCGCTGGCTTTAGATTAGATACGGGGTTGCCATTTCTGTCAGGTACTAGCATGCGATTCTCCTTATAGCCTTTATACTTCGTAAACTTCGTCAGGGTTTTCTGGATTGATTTGTGCTGATGACTGTAGCTGTACCGATGGAACTCCGGTGTGAGCAATTGGTGGCAGCTTTAGGGCAGCCAAGACTTCTGCTGGATCAAAGCCAACCTGAATCAAGCGTTGAGCCATGTCTACACGCTCAGTCTGAGCTGACAAATCTGCTGCCTCTACGTTTACGTTAGCTAGAGGCACTCTTACGGTGTCAGCGGAAGGATCGTTGATTGGTGGCAAGTCTTCTAAGCGCCTGACATCGTTGATAGTTAGGAAGCCTGCCTGTAGGCCTGTTGAGAAGGCTGACATGCGAGATGTGACATCCGCACGTAGCAAGCCGTCTAGGTTGAATCGCAAGAATGCTGTATCGCCGCCTGAGTAACGATTCATCAAAGGTGACATAGCACCCTCAATCTTCTGCACTATTGGGCGAAGGCAGTGAGTTACCCAAGCTAGATTGTTCTGCTCAACCGAAGCATAAGAGTTTGTACCAGGCAGTCCCAAAAGGTGTGGAGGGATGTTGAATGCACGGGCAATGTCTTCTACTGCCATACGGCGAGAGTCTAGGAACTGAGCTTGGTCATTTGGGACGTTAGTAGCTTTATAAGTTGCACCGCCTGAGATGATTGCAGTCTTGTGTGCCTTGCTCCAACCTCTGTGACGTGAATCAAATGCCTCTTGCATTGACCGAGCCTGCTCACCAGTCAAGCTTCCAGGAGCTTCTATCACGCCAGAGGTTTGTGTACCCTGACCGAAGAATCGAGCTGCGTAGTTCTCTAGGGCTTTGGCAAGACCAAGGTTTTCCTTTAGAGCATCGGTGCGTGAGACACCACGTAGGTTGCCTGGTCTTACTAAGTCGGGTATAAAGATCATCTCGTCAGAGCTAAGCATTTTCTTTTCGCCCTTGACCTTGAACATAACGTTGCCGAGACCGTTGCGCTGAATCTCACAATCCACAGGGTTTAGTACGTTTAGGTTGACTACTTCGCCACGTTGGTTTGAGTAAACCCTGATGAAGGCGTTGCCGTCCAGCAGAAGAGAAACGATGACAGAGCCGTAGAAGGCTTCCTTGGTTGTGTCAACATCGGGCTTAGTAATCCACTGTGGCTGTGGACGGAAAGGGAAGCGAGCGCCAGATCTACGGATGAAGACATCTGTAGGCAGTGTGGCAATAGTGTCGCTGATTAGTGAGACTGCCGAGAAGACGGCGTTTATCTGTAGGGCAGTCGTTGAGTCAATGAATGTAGCTGACTGATTGTTTAGCTCTAGGTCTCCGCCTGCGCCCCATAGGGTTTGGAATGACACCTGACGTTTCTCAAAAAGATTATTTAGCATTACTTACGCTCCATAGCTATCCCAAAGGCTAGGGCAGACAACCCTGCCAGTATCACTCCTGCTGGCAGCCAAACTAGGGCCATACCAACCGAAACTAGTACTGCGCCTAAAACTTGCAAAATTGTAGCTAACATAACCGCCTATACAAATACTTGTGGCACTACTTCATCCATTCTACTGATAGTTGCCCTATCGTAAGCAATGATGAATGCTATAGCGTTGTCAATCTTCTTTTTTGAGTTCGCATGCTCTTTAGTCACACGCTGCCCTCTGTGATCCGACTTGATTACACAATTGTCTATGTGTCGGGAGAGTGCCGGGTTGCCGTCATGTATTAGTTTCTTTTCAATCACAGCATCGAACACTTTTTGAGTTGCTGGAATCATAAGGTTTAGCAAGTTTGTCTTGTACTCAACAATCGGGAAGCCAAGCTCGTCTAGGTCTTGCATCATCTGCGCCCATCGGTAAGGGTCACAAGCAACCTCACGGCACTTAGGGAACGCCTGTAGGTAACTGACAATCTCTGCCCTTACTTCGTCCATAGGTACACGCCATGAGTCATCGTCCACGCCAAAGTCTTTTTCCCAAGTCCTGACTAGCTTGATCTTGGGTAGCTCTCCGTCTTTCGGCATCGTGCAAACCACTAGGGCAGTTGAGTCCGAAGCATAAGATCCGTCAAAGCCAAGCACGTAGTCCTCATCTACAGAGATTTCAAAGTCTCCGCCTAGAGCATCCCATGCACCAGCAGGTAGCCAAGATGACTGACTTGACACCCATTGATTGCAACGCTTAGTGCGGAACTCGGACTCTGGTGTGCGAAGTACCGCTGACTCAAAGTCGCTCTTAGCGCAGATGTCATCGAAGCCAGGGTTAGCTAACTTCCATGAGCTTTCAAGTCTGTGATCGGCTTCTGGTGGAGCTTCCCACCAAGCCATAAAGAACGTGGGGTCAATGGTTTCGCCACGTGCTACTTTTTGTCCGTATTGGTAAAGAGAGTAAGCAATTGAATCCTTACCAGTCTGGCTCTCAGTCTTTACACCCGCCGTGGTGATAGCGACCATGGTTGCTGACTTACCTCTAGCTCCCTGAGCAAGCGACATAACATCAAAGAGCTGTCTATTGGGCTGAGCGTGAAGCTCATCAAAGAGCACCAGAGTAGGAGACAATCCTTCATGTCTAGGTGCATCTGCCGATAGCACTCTGTAAACGTTGTTGGTTGCCGGAACGAAGATTGAGTCTCTGTAGATCTTGACATGCTCGTTTAGCTCAGAGTTAGCAATCATCCGCTTGGTGTCCTCAAAGACGATGCGAGCCTGATTGCGATCAGCGGCTACCGAGTAAATCTCTGCACCCTGAGTCTTGACATCCATTAGCCCAAAGGCGGCAATGATTGAACCGAGTGCGCTCTTCCCGTTCTTTCTGGCTATCCCTGCAAGTGAGACACGGTGTGACATTCCGCCATCCTCGTCTCTTGCAAAGATGTGACGGATTAGTTCTTTTTGCCATTCACGGAGCACCAGCTTTGTGCCAGCCTTGCCTGCGATTGAGTCTTTGGTTATAGAGCCAAAGGCATCTGCAAACCTAATAATAAAGTCACCGTCACCACGGTCAATGGCTTCAGGTGCTACTGGCGTTAGCCAAGCCGGAGGCCACACTAGCTTCTCTCAGACATCAACTTCTGGAAAGCAGACTCGGCTTTTATCTCCGCTAGGTTCAGCCGAGTTCTTGAGTCAACCGTGAAGCCAAGCTGACCAAGCCCAGACATTAT